CAGTCTTTGCATCAACGATATTGAATACATGATGTTCTAGGTCCACATCTTCTTTCTTCAAGTCCAACAACTCAGATACACGCACTCCAGAATATATTAACATAAGTATAGCTTGTACATAAATATCATCTGAATCCTTCCAAAGCTTCTTGATCTGTGCATCAGAGAACACAGTTCGATTCAATGCATTTGGATTTCTGTCTTTATACTTAAGTATATCCACAAACTGAGAATAGTCTTTTGTGATGATATCGTATTTCATAGCGTACTCACAAAGCTGTCTTAAAGTGGTTTTAATTGATTTTAGTGTCGGATAGTTCTTTCCACACTTATCAATTATCTTTTGAAAGTCATTTAGTTTTAATTCGTTAAAAGGAACATTATATATTGATTCAAACACTTTCACATTACCTTTGAATCTGTTTATATTGTTCTTTTTCTTCTTTTCATATTCATAAGGTTCAAGATATTCCTTATAATATCGCTCATAAACTTCATAGAATGTTGTTCTGGTTTCATTTAGATTAAGCGGATGATGATGGTATTCGGCCAACATCTGCAAACCTTCCTGACGAGTCTTTGCGTATCCAATAGTCTTACGAATCTGTTTACACTTCATTGTATCCATATCAATCTCCCAATCTGATGTGATTCGAACACGATATGGCTTTCTACGATTACCGGATAACTTTGTCACTGATCCATAGTTATTAGGCAACTTCATTTTCTTTTGTGCCATTTTAATTTCCTCCTATTCGTGGTAAAATGAGCACATAAAAAGTTTGATGTGGTAGTCATCTTTTTATGTGAGAGTATTGGTAGTACTCTTAATCGTCCTGGATGTTGGTAGCATCCAGGATTTTTATTTTTTAAGTTGTTACATATTTTAGATAAAAAAATAGGAAGATGTTGCTGGGCACCACCTTCCCGGAAAAAGATTAACTTTTTTGTTCTTCGCTAAGATTATACACTCCAGAATCTATAAAATCAATTATTTTTAGAATGAAATTGTATGAAGAAACAAGAAGCAAATCTTGTTTAAAGTAATCTTGGTGGCGTAAAAATCTATTTTTAAATAAGTCACGTAAATCGCTATATATATTCCTTTTCATGGCTTCACTAGTGCAAACGTGGTTAAATAGCATAAGTGTAGCAATGAAATCATGTGTCACAGGATTTGCCAACATACGTTTCTTTGCATTTTTGCTTAACCCTTTTATTTTGCTGATTTCTAGTTGCAATGCTTTAGTAGGCACGATTTTATTATTTTTTGACAAATGTGTATGTACATAAGGATGCCTTAATGAATTCAACAAACAATTATTATGGGCGGCAGCATTACGTATGAATTTAGCAGACCATAGTAAATCCATTTCTTTTTTAGATTCTGAATCTGGATATTTAGTATAATAAAATCGAAATAATTTAATGAAATCGCCGAAAGAAAGAACTTCAACTATGGCCCAAATTGGCCAATTCGGATGATATTTACATATTAAGTCAGCGCATGCAGAATCTTTTCTTTTAGTGTCTATATTTTGAAGAATAAACGGATATTGATTTATAAAATCAGATATGATGCTATATCCATCTTCATTTGGATTATTTGTAAAGTCACGTATTAATTTAGTTTTTAAAGAATGTTCTATTGACAATGACAAGTTCATAATAAATTGTCTTAAATGGGCATCTAATGTAGACAGTTCTACCAAACAAGCGAAATCTAGTTTTAAATAATTGCTACATGTATTCATTGTTTGAAATGATTTAGCATATGACTTTAATTTAAAATAATAAGTTCTTGTTGATAAGAAATTTTTAGCCTCGTCTTCACTCATTATTTGAAATTTAATATTTTTTGATTTCATATGATCGATTTGTTCATCAACGGTAATTTTATTCTTCATCTCTATCCCTCCTATTTCTTCTCTTTCATCGCTCTTTCGTATTCCATCTGAGCTACTGTATCCACTGTGTGCTGGCCTTTATCATCAAGTGATCTATAAATAGTAAGATGTTCTTTTTCGTGGGGAGTAACTTTTATTTCCAGTATCTCATTATCAGCAACAATTCCATCGTCTCCCATAAGAGCACTAGCGGTGGTTTCTAACGCTTTTGCGAAAGCCATGATTTTCGATTGTGACAAATCTACTTGTCCTTTTTCTATTTTTGCTATCATGCTTTTATCTGCATAGCCTAATTTTTTTGCTAATTCAGTTTGTGTATACCCTAATTGTTTTCTCCTTGTTTTTATATTTGAATAAATTTGTAACATGTTCTAGCCTCCGCTTATTCTTTTACTGTATTTAGAATATCACATTTATATCTAAGTTGTAAAATAATTCAACATTTTTGTTAAAAAGGTTGACACGTATTCAACATTTGAATATACTGTAGGTGGTTGAATCAAATTCAACCAAGAAAGGATGATTGAAATGGCTGATATTAAAGCTTTAAAAGAAAAAATTAACAACAGCGGAATGACGTTTAGCTCAATCGCTAAAAAATCAGGTATTTTACGTGAAACATTGTACAATCGTTTAAATGGAGTTAGTGATTTCACTGCTGCAGAAATAGTTGGTTTAAGTCGAACATTAAAGTTAACAAAGTCTGAAAGAGACGATATTTTTTTGAATGAAAAGTTGAATGAAATGCAACCTTAAATTTAAATACTGCAGATTAAGTACTACCAACGACTACCACAGAAATTAAATAAATAAGATCGGTGCGGTACTTGAGAATGGAGGGAAGGGAGAAATTATATGGGAGAAGATGAATCATTAAAGATTCTATCCAATGATTGGAAAGAACTTATTGTTGAGGATGAAAAAACAAAAGAAAAACTAGTCATTATCAACAGTGACGGTGTTGAAATAACTAGTTCTGATTTAAACGTTAGATTGGTTCCGAAAGTAAGAAGCAATCCAGATGAATTAAAGGTACTTGCTAAGCCTTTGCAAGAGTACTTAACAAGTCACTTTAACCCTATGTGTTTTGTAGTTGTAGATGTAGACAGAGTAACTGTTGTAAGCAAGGAATTGTCTACTCCAACAGATTAAAAAAGTATGCTCGTGGCATGCAAAGGAGAATATATGCAGATTACAGTAATTCGAAAATCAGACAATTCAGTCATCACTCGTATCTTTGAGGATGAAGAAGGAATCAAAGAGATCACAGATGATGATTATGAGGTCTTAATTGAAAAAGACTCGAATTAACGAATCCCTATTTATCTAGATTGTTGTTAGTGCTTTTATCTGGATTACTACGAATGAACTTAGTGCCATCAGAGTTCTTTACACCGTGATACCCATTTACTTCGCCTCTCACAGCTTTGTTGTAAGCTTGGGCATTCGTGTATACAACGCCGTTGATACTCACTCTGTTGTTTAGTCCAGTAGAAGTTTCTGAAACAACTTTAACTCTAGCTCTTGCCATTAGATACACCTCCTTTCAAAAGGAAATTGTATCACCGAATCTTAAGAAGTGCATATAAATGCAGAAACTCTCTGGTCAGTACTTGAGGTGTTGCTTCGAGAGACTAAGAAAATCTCTTATACATAAACCTGCTAGTTTGTTCGTTCAAGTCCAATTGAATCCTGGATCAGTGCTCTACAGACCTTATCACATGCAGTTATTCAGGAGTAGATTGATTCAAAATAAAACCCCTTAAATTTTCTAGCAGAATACTGTTTGATACAAAAAAAGAAATATCTCTTTTCGCAAAAAACAGATATTAGACTTAGTGGTTTGATCACAAAAATGTACATATAGAAAAAACTATAATCTAGCATAACAATAACAGCATTTTATTAAAGAGGTGAGTACAGCCTCCAAAACTACTAACAAAATATCGTTAAAGATATCCCCAATAACTGAAACGATTAAAAATCAAATTTCAAAGTCTATGGGTATCAAACAGTGAAGTGGCACCTCAAGTGCTGCACCAGAACGGAGTAAAACGTAGTAAAAACGTAGTAAAGCGTAGTAGAACGCAGTAGAAAGGAGTAGAACATGCAAGAATTATTACCACTTGGAAGTGTCGTAGTCCTTAAAGAAGGGACTAAGAAGTTGATGATTATCGGAAGACTTCAACAAAACGTAAAGACAAAGAAAGTGTACGACTATGCAGGATGTCCATGGCCGGAAGGTTATATGGATAAAGAACATTGTTACGTATTCAATCATGAAGACATTGATCTTCTTTATTATCTTGGAATGCAGGATATTGAAGAGTTCAATTTCAGATTTAAATTGGATGAAGTAATCGAAAAAATAGAAAGTGAAGGATTTAAACATGCCAAGAGCAAACACAACAGCCAATAAAGAAACAGTTAAGAAAGCGGATCAAGTGATGGAGAATCAATTGGAAATCCCTGATTTCAATTTTGGCCAGCCAGTCAAGGAACAGCCAGAAGTGAATGTCCAGGTCATCTTTGAAAAAGGTGGAATCGACAAGGATGAAAAGGATGATCTATTCATTATGTATGCATTCGCAATTATTATCACAGTATTGAACTTTATCCTATTGTACAAACAAGTCTGGTAAAGAAAGGAGAATCCTATATGGAATTCAATGGAACAAAGGTGCCAATCGATGCGGCAGCAGCTGCATTGAATGTGACAGAAGCATTCATTCGAGTAGGTATGCAAAAAGGAAAGCTTCCTATTGGTTCATGCTTCAAGATGGATGATGGATCTAGCAAAACAGTCTACTACATCAGTCCAAAACTGTTGTATGAATATTCCGGATTTGCGTATGGTCCAAGTATTAAAAAAGACCACTCATGTGAAAGTGGCCAATCAAAAATGAACAATTAAATTATATACATATATCTCAAATCTTGCAACCTGGGTATTGCCGTAAGTGACGTGGTCTGCTAAAAAAGATCATTCTTTTCATGATAGATATCTCAATACTCCTATTTTAATTTTTAAACAATCAACATTGATAATTTCAAGCACGTCAGAAAAAAATCCATAATCACAACTAACTGGTTAGTGAACTTCCTAAGATAAAGCAAAAAAAACACGTTTGAATTTGGGCATAAATATTTAGCAGATTGCAGTACCTAGGTTGCAGGGTTTGAGTAAAAGTGAATAAGGAGAAAATCAAAAATGAAACAATTTGTATTGAAAAAAAGTGGGAATGAATTCGATGAAGAATCGAAAAAATACACTGCAATGAATGACAAGCTAAATGAGCTTTATGAAAAGCTGCAAGGTGATGTATCAGAAGAAGAGGGTGATGCGATTATAGAAGAATTCCAAAATCTAATTAAGAATTGCGGAGCAGCATTTGAATTGAGAGTGATTCCTGGATTTGATAGTCCGGTTGTAACTGGTGAATCCAAAGCCGGTGCTTTAATCTTTGGAATTACCACAAATATGAAGCCTGATCTAATCACTGAATGTTTCAAAGCGTGTACGCAGGCTTTTTCCAAAGAGCTTGAAAGACAAATCAACATGAACAAAGTTGATCATCAGATTCATTAGGAGGATATCAACATGGAAAAAAAGGGATACCGCGAACCAATAAAAGCGAGCTTAGAGGAAATTCTTGAAAGAAATGCTCAAATGAAAGGAATCCAGAAGAGATCCGACAAGTTAAAAGAAGATATCGCAAAATCAAATGGTCATGATATTAAGAAAATCGAATCTGAATTTATAGAATATTTGCAATCTTTAGGTAATGCGTATGAGATTGCTATATCACCTACGCTAGATATTGCAGCACATGCAAATCCTTGTATATATGCAATTGGATCTATATTCGATCTAGAAGCATATCAGATAGCTGATTGCTTTGAAAGTGCAGTAGATGCGTTCAATGCTAGGATGAATCAAAAACTCAGAAGTTATTGTGAAATCAACAGTGGAAAGAGAAGAGGCAAGTGCTATGTCCATTAGAGCAAGAAAGTACAATACAAAGCTGCATAAGTATGAAGACATTCTTCTTCCTGATGAATGTGCGTTATATGAAGATGATTTTAAAAAGCTTGTGCCATGTGCGCAATGTGGAAGAATGTTCAAATATGGTGAAATGTACACATCAAGAGAAGTGCATACTGCACATGGATTTGGATTTGCAGTCTGTAGAGAATGCTACGATGATGAAATGGACAGATTTCTAGCGGAGCATCCACCATTCAAGGAGAACTAGCAATGCCATTCTTTAAAGACATCGATGACTGGAGAGAATGGAACGACAATCGTTACATTGATGATCCAGGTGAACCAGAAGAAGAAAAAGAGGAAGAATCAAATGAAGATGAATAAAGTAATCAAACATAAATTACCAGCTACTCATGAAGAGTGGCTGGACAATCGTCTAAAGGGAATCGGTGGCTCTGATGCCGGTTCTGTTCTAGGCATGAACAAATACAAATCGGCTTATGCACTATGGTGTGAAAAGACTGGCCGAATCCATAAGAACATTGACAATGAGCGTATGCGATTTGGTCGAGATGCGGAAGCTTATGTGGCCAGACGTTGGGAAGAAGAAACCGGCAAGAAATGTCGAAAGAGTGGATTCTCATTCCAATCTGTAGATCATCCATTCATGTTGGCCAACGTTGACAGATTGGTTGTTGGAGAGGATGCAGGTCTAGAAATCAAGACCACGTCTGAATACAACAAAGATATGTATCAGAAAGGAAACATTCCACCTCAATATTATGCACAGTGTATGCATTATATGGCGGTTACGGGTCTTTCTAAGTGGTATATAGCTATTTATATTCCAGGAGTCGATTTGTACTGCTATGAAGTCCTTAGAAGCGATGATGAAGTCAATGCACTGATCAAGCAGGAGAAAGAGTTCTGGAACTGTGTTGAGAACGACATTGAACCGCCAATCGATGGTTCGGATTCTACTGCACAAGCAATTAGTGAACTTCATCCAGTAGAAAATGATGAAGACAACATTGTGGATCTAACTCCATTGCAGCAGGAACTGGATGTATTGAAGCTTGTCAAAGATAAAATCAAGGAGCTCCAGGATATTCAAAAGAAACATGAGAATGAAGTAAAGAACTACTTAGGTGATTCTGGTATCGGAACATCCGACAAATTCAAAGTTACATGGAAAACATCGGTATCAAACACATTCGATACTAAAGAGTTCAGAAAAGATGAGCCTGAACTTTATGATCAATACTTAACTCAAAGAAAAATGAGAAGATTTTTAGTCAAAGAACAGTAGGAGGATAAATATTTATGACAACAACAAATCAACAAGGAATGATTGCGAAGAAGCAGTCAAACACTGTGGCCAAAAAGCAATCAAAGACCATCAAGGAGTATATCTCAGTGATGTCAGGAGAAATCGCAAAAGCATTGCCTAGTGTGATGACTCCAGAACGATTTACACGAATCGCATTGTCTGCAGTATCTAATAATGCCAAGCTAGCATCATGTACACCACAGTCATTCTTAGCAGCTATGATGAATGCTGCACAATTAGGATTGGAGCCAAACACTCCACTAGGACAAGCCTATTTGATTCCATATGGCGGAGCTTGTCAGTTCCAGATTGGCTACAAAGGATTGATTGACCTGGCATATCGTTCAGGCGAAGTCAAGATGATTGATGCTCAAGTCGTTTATGAAAATGATGAATTTGAGTATGAGCTTGGTATGGATCCAGTGCTTAAGCATAAACCAGCAAGAACGAATCGAGGGAAGCCAATCTATTATTATGCTACGTTCAAATTGGTGAATGGTGGCCAAGGATTCCAGGTCATGTCGTATGAAGATGTTCTTGATCATGCGAAAAAATATTCAAAATCATTTTCAAGTGGACCATGGAAAACAAATTTTGATGAAATGGCCAAGAAGACAGTTTTGAAGAAGCTGCTTAAATATGCACCATTAAAAACTGAATTCGTTAAGCGGGTGAATACAGATGAATCAATCAAGACAACGATTGAAGAAGATATGACAGAAGTTCCAAATGAATTCTTTGATGCAGAATATCAGGAACAACCTGGTGAAGATCCAGTAACCGGAGAAATCAAAGAATAATGCGTTATCAGTTTGTAGTACCAGGAGAACCGGGGTCCAAAGGAAGGCCTCGATTCTCTAATCGTGGTAAGTATGTAAGAGTGCATACACCACCTAAAACAGTTGAATATGAGAATCTAGTACGATTAAGCTTCATGGAACAGTGTGGCACTCCAAGCATGCTGGAAGGGTCCCTGGAAGTGAAGATTTTCGCGTATTTCTCACCACCTAAGAATGTATCAAAAGTGAAACTAAATAAGATGCTCGCAAATGAAATCCAACCACAAAAGAAGCCAGATTCCGACAACATTGCAAAAGCTGTACTGGACTCTTTAAACAAAGTGGCTTTCGAAGATGATAAGCAAATATCAGACCTGCATGTCTTCAAGAGATATGCACAGAAACCAAGCGTAATGGTAGTTATAAATGAAATAGAACCAAAAGAAGAATAGAAAGGATTGCATATGTCGGAAATCAAGGATAATAGCAAAGTTTATTATTGGATCAAGTTGAAGACTGATTTTTTCGAAAGTGACGCAATCGATTTTCTTTTATCCCAGGAAGACGGATGTAAATACGTAACCCTATACATAAAATTGTGCACCATGACATCAAACACAAATGGTGTTTTAGCTACAAAAATTGGCAATATATTAGTTCCATACACTGTCGATAAAATTGCACGTGACACAAAGTTTTTTTCCGCAGACACAGTCAGAGCGGCCCTTGAATTATTCCAGAATTTAAGACTGATTGTATCTGAGAACAATGTGATGAAGATTGCAAATTATGAATCGATGATTGGATCAGAAACCGGATGGGCACAAAAAAAGCGATTGTATCGTGAAAATAAACAGAAAAATCCGTCTGAAAAGAGTCCTAAAAAAGGCTCAAAAAACACTCGAAAAACGAGCTCAAAAACAGAGAAAAAATCGAAGGACAAAGTAGAGGACATTGTCCCGGACAAAAAAAGGACATTGTCCGATAAGAGATTAGAGTCTAGAGATAAGAGTCTAGAGTCTAGAAATAAGTCAGTCAGTAGTCAGAAGTTAGATAGTATGGCTGCGTCAAAAAGTGCAAAAAACGAAAATGTGCAGACTGACTGGACTGACTGTTTTGTTAAACCGTCCATTTCAGAAATCGTGGACTACATCCAGGAACACAACTTGAACGTAGATGCCAAAAAGTTTTGGAAACACTACGAATCCACCGGATGGAAGACAGGCAATGACCCTATCAGGGACTGGAAAGGACTTTTGAAGAAATGGAGCAAAGCGGAACGTGAAGAAGACAATCCAGGAATCAAAGCGATCCAACTAGATGAGAAATTCTATGCCAAACCAGTCCAGATGTCAGAAGAGCAGTTGCAAAGCGAATTAGCGCAGCTGCAGGAAAAAATCAAAAATGGAGAACTGTGAAAATGAAAACTAAAAAACAAACCGAAAAACAAGAACTCAAATACGCTCCTGGTGATAAAGTCGTTTATCACTGTGCAGGAGTGGACAGAGAAGGACTTATCGCATACGTTGACGACTCAGACAACGTAGCACCATACCGAATCAACGGCATGAATATTCGTGAAGCGGATATCATCGAGAAAGTCGCAAAGCGACGTGGCAGACCTGCTACCAAAAAGCAAGTCGAAGAAAAACCGGAGGTCGTAGTCAATGCAGCATCTGAATCAAAACCAGAAGAAGCTCAGGTGGTTGAATCCATCCAGGAAGAAGAACCAGAAGTCGAACCGACACTTGTTGAGAAGCATCAAGCTTTCAAGAGCACAATCAACATGGCGGAATTCAACGACCTGGTCGACTTGGTTACTGCAGACACGAAAAAGATGCGTGAGTTGATGGCCAAATCCATGCAGTCAATCGCGAATGATTGCGGATTGAAAGCGTGAGCCTATGCAGGATATCAACAGAGTGGTTCTGATTGGCCGATTGACACGTGATCCAGAGCTCAGAAAGACACAGAGCGGAACAAGCGTGTGTTCGTTTACCTTGGCAGTCAATCGAAGACAGAATCAAAACGGAACACAAGATGCTGATTTCATCAACTGCGTTGCGTGGAACAAGCAGGCCGACAACATCCAACTGTACCAGAAGAAAGGCAATCAGCTAGGCATTGAAGGCCGAATCAATACACGTTCATACGACAACCAGCAAGGGCAGAAAGTCTATGTCACAGAAGTTGTTGCAGAGAATGTACAGTTTTTGACACCTAGAAATGATTTTAACGAGCAAAATACTCTAGGGGTTACAAATACCTATGGCACTCAAAATTACGCTCAGAATCAATCGTATGGAGCTCAGGCAAGGAATCACAATCAATCGAATGTGCAGTATGCGCAAAGCTTGACTCAACAAGCCGAAGTTGATGCTCTTGAGATTGCATCGGATGATTTGCCTTTCTGACGAAGAATGGCGAAGTTTTAAAGCAAAAAAAACAAAACGAGGAAACGTTCAAAACACTTGAATGAATTTTCTCAAAAGACAACAAGGAGGAAAAGCAATGAAAGACTCAGAACTACGCATGATTGAGACAATGTTAAAGAAACAAGCTAAGTTAGATAAAGCAATCATGGAAGAATACAAATTAACTGAAATTAATAAAGAGAATTTAAAGATGGCTATTCTTGACGAAGTAGGAGAATTAACTCACGAATTAAAAGGTGAGTGGTGTTGGTGGAAGAAAACTCAAGCTCCTGTAGACGATGAAAAAGTTTTAGGCGAATTAGTTGATGTTTGGCATTTCGTATTAAGTTATCAAAATCATTTTAATTTCGGCAAAGAAACATTATATAGCTTTTTACACGAAAAAGAGATGTCAGATACGTTTCTAGAACGTTTAAGAGGCGAATATGTAAGTCTGCCTGAAATGTTAGTTACATTGGTCGGATATAACAGCCCTATTATCGAAATTTTAATTGCAATCACAGAATACTTAAATTTCACGATTGAACAAGTATATGAAGCTTATTGCGGAAAGAACAAAATCAACTATCAAAGACTGGAAAGTGGGTATTAAGATGTGGATCAGGAGCCAATGCTTAGCAATATTAGTTAAAGCTAAAGAAATATGTATTAATGACGGAACAGACATATGGGTAAATGGCTATTTGATTGGTGAATATTCAACAGAAGAAAAAGCTTTCGATGTTCTAGATATGATCGAATCGTGAATAACACATACAACTGATGGTGTGTTCTATATGCCTGCAGATGATGAGGTGATAGAAAGTGAATAAGTACGAACAAGCTTTAAGAGATATTAAAATGGAATACAGAGAAATGAAAGAAGAACGAAAAAGTCAATTAAACGAAGATGAAAAGGTTAAATTCGATTTGTTGCAAGAGTTAGTAGACAGAGCAACACCAAAAAAGTCCGTTATTAAAGTTACATATAATTTACACAACAGTAATAGAGAACATCACTGCCCACATTGTGGTAAGTGGTTGACTAGTCATGAAAAATACTGTAGCAATTGTGGTCAGGCTTTAGATTGGGGCGCTTGATCACATGGAACCAATAGAATTTATTAAGACCTGCTTCATAATTGCGTGCGTTGTAATATCCTTTGCCATCTGCATCAAAGTTTCGTTTACTTTTGTAGATTGGCTTGTTGAACGAATAAAGAACGAAGGTGAAAAGAAAATGGACCAAGAACAACACTCATATAGTTTTTTGAATTTTAAAAAGTATTCAAGAAATTATCTTAAAACATTTACAAAAGAAGAACTCATTGACTATATCGATATGATTTACAACAACTGGAGTGGTATGGATATCAGTGCAGTGCGTGTTAGCAAATTAGGAATCGAAACGTATAAAAAGTTATTGATCAACAGAGAAGCTCTTAAATTATTTGTTGATTGGGCCGAGGAATATGACTTTGGCTATGATCAACTACCTGAGGAATATGAAAAATATAAAACGGACCTGGAAGAAAAAGGTTTAGATTATTGCGAAAGCTTGAGATATATTGCTATCCAGGAAGCAAAGGAAGCTCTTGAAACATATGACAACAAAGTGAAAATGATGGACGAAAAGCTAGATGAATGGGAGCTAGGAGAAAGAAAATGATTAAAATTTGTCCTGATTTAACTTCAAAAGAAGAAGTTGTACCAATGGTGGTTGGCAGAGGAACATTTACAAGACCAGTACTCCATAAATGCTTACAAAATCAATGCGTAGCGTATAAGTTTGGCAAATGTTTAAAATATGATAACAACACGGAATATTCAGAAAGCCTTGATGAAAAAAAAGAAATAGAGGAACTAAAAGGAGAATTGTAAAAATGAATAAAGAAAATATTATCAAATTAGTAGGTAATCAAATTCAAGATATTATAGCTCTTGAAACAATCAGAAGCTACACAATTGAGCATTTGGATAAGTCTGATAAAGACTACCAAAAGTATGTGTCGGATTTATATGTATATATTGTGTGGAAGAATAAAACTTTGCAGAACTGGAAGTATTTGTTGAGTACGAACCTTCCAGATTCAATGTATTACGAGTTAACGTATAACGGTGATAAAAAAGAATGGTATTTAGATGCATATAGAAAAGTTGAGAATCAATGCATTAGTGAAGAAACGATGATCGCGGAATTAAAAAGAAGAGGCTTGATGTAATGAAAACTTTAAAAGAATTAGAAAAAGACTATCTGGAAAAGAAAGAAGTGTACGAGAGCGCAGTTGTCGCTCTTGCACACTCTGGATCTAATAAGGTGGAAGTGAAGAATGCAGCGGAAATCTTAGATAGTTCATACGAAGAATGCCAGAAAGCTTACACAGCTTGGCAGGAGGCGAAGAATGCCTAGCGCATTGTGGTTTGTTGGCGGTGTGCTTGTAGGGACACTGGCTTCATGTATGTTGTTCCTGATTGTAATGGGATCGCATGAATTTGACGACTATGAAGGATTCGACGATACAAAATGAGCTTTGAAATTCACAACAAAGAAATCAAAGATGAATGTGATTCATTGTTGAATTACTTTCGTTTCGTTCGAAATGCAACGAAAGACGAATCGTTTGACCTGGATAATAAACTGGATCACGTCATCGATTACATCACAAAACTTGAGCGTGAGAACCTGGGGTTGAAAGAATACAAACTACATCAAGAAAAAGCGAACGAGCGCAGATACTACTGCTATGAGGAATCATGGAATCGTGGTTCTGTCGTAGGCAAGAAAAGAATGAAATAGGATTTGGAGGCATTACAATATGACAAATGAAGAAGCAGCGTACATTCTGCATGAAATGAAAAGCATTAATTTTTACGAGCATAAACTGGCAGAACTGAGATGTCTATTGATTGACATTTCAGAGCGCATCGAATCAATCCAAATGCCTTCATGTCCACTAGGTGGTGATGGCACAAAGATAGACAACCACAAAGAGAAATCATCTATCGTCAATTCTCTTTTATCTGACGAGCAGATGTATGTTGAAGAGCGGAACTACTACTCACTTAGTCTAAGTAAGGCAAACGGCTATGTTACAAAAATATGCACACACTGTTCTTTAAGGGAGAATCAATTCCTGCAATCATACATTGAAGGATGGTCTCAAGATAAGTTAAGACGTGTATATGGATATGCGAATCCTTATCAGAGTGTGTTGGCACTTATCAAGAAGACTTTGAGAAGTAGAAAAGTTGTATAAAACTACGTTGTCACGTATAAAACTACGCAGTCAAGTGTGATAAAATGATATATATGAATTGTGGTCAAGGTTAAAGTCTTGACCTTTTTTTATTGCACAGAAAGGAGGTGTTCCATGGCTAAGTTGACAGAGAAGCAGAAAATATTTGTTGACGAGTATTTGATTGATATGAATGCAACAAGGGCATATAAAATTGCATATCCTCATGTAAAGTCAGAAGGTTCTGCAATGTCAGCTGCTTCAAGACTGTTAAGAAATGTTAAGGTCAAAGCTTATATAGGTGAACAGCTTGAAAAAATAAGTTCTGAAAAGATAGCAGATGCCCAAGAAGTCATGGAGTACCTTACTAGTGTGATGCGAGGCGATACCAGTGCTGAAGAAGTCCTGGTTGTTGGAACCGGTGAAGGATGTTCCGAGCCTCGTAAGGTTTCGAAAGCACCATCTGAAAAGGAACGGCTGAAAGCAGCCGAACTGATTGGAAAAAGATACGCTTTATTCACTGGATCAGATACAAAAGAAGATGATTCAGACAGTGTGGTAATTGTGAATGATGCTCCAAAATAAAAATAGAAATTGCATAAAGCTTTCAGATATCATCATGCCAAGGTTTCTGCCTTTAGTAAATGACAGAGTCCACATGCATCAGATATTGACATCTGGTCGTGCAGGAACAAAGTCAAGCGCTATGGCCATACTGGTTGACTACTTGATAGTCTCTGAACCAGGAACTGCTGCAGTTGTGATGAGAAAGCACCACAACAAACTTAGAAAGACAGTATATAAAGAGTGTCTGAGAGCTTTGAAGCGCTTAGGACTCAATAAGAATTTATTTAAGATAACAAGCTCACCTATGCAGATAACTTACAAAAAGAACGGAAACACGATCTACTTTACCGGTTCCGATTCCATCGATGATACAAAAGGTATGATTGATGATCAGAACACGATCAAGCTGGTAGTGTTGGATGAGTTGACTGAGTTTTTTGACAAAGGTGATGGAGAAGATGAAATCAGTAATATCACTGCCACATTCGTTCGTGGAAATGAATCTGATTTCAGAATGATGTATTTATACAATCCTCCAAAGAATCCAAAGGCACCAATCAACGAGTGGTGTCAGAAGATGGAGAAACGTGAGGACTGCATACACATCCATGCGACATATCTTGATGTTCCGAAGCAATGGATTGGTCAAAAGTTGATTGCAGAAGCAGAGGCCATGAAAAAGGTTGACTTCAAGATGTATCGCTGGGTGTGGCTTGGTGAATCAGTTGGACTGGATGACCTTATCTACTACATGTTTGATGAAGAGAAGCACGTTCGTGTTCCAGAGCCTTCTTACAATCAAATTGTTATAGGTGTCGATTATGGCCAGATGAATGCCACAACATATCAGGCATTCGGTATCAACTACAAAGAAAAGCGAATGGATGGACTCAAGGAGTACTACTATTCGGGAAGAGAAACTGGAAAGCAGAAGAGCCCTAGCGATTATGCTAAGGACTTCCGAGTTTTCCTTGATGAAATATACAAAGAACACTCCAGATGCGCGGTGACAGTGTTCTATGATCCATCTGCAAGGGGTCTAGCAGAAGAAATCAAACGAGTATGTCCGGAGGTGTCAATGCGTAAAGCTAAGAATGATGTAAATTTAGGAATCAATCGAGTACAAAAGTTGTTGAACTATTGTGCTCTTTTATTTTCTCCTGATCAGAAACATGCAATTGAAGAAATGTACTTGTATGGATATGACCAGGATTCGATTGAAAAAGGAATCGAGAAACCAATCAAAGAGAATGACCACTGCATGGATGCAATTCGATATGCGGTAATGGGGGCATGGAAAGATATGAAGAGACTTCTTCCAGTGCTCGCAAGTGGAGAAAAGGAGGAATAGTCAATGATACAAGGCGGAAGAGGTGTGATAAGAGCCTTTCTTGAAAAGAGAGGCTACAGGTCAGTACCAGAAGACTTCTATGGAAAGATTGAAGAATGGAAAGACTGGTATATCAACGGAGTTGATAAGATGCACATACGCACTGTCTACAATGGAAAGACTGTAGTCAAGCAGGAAATCAAATCACTAGGCATGGCCAAGACAGTGGCCGAAACATGGGCCAATTTATTAATGAATGAAAAGGTTCAAATCAACGTAGGGAATGAACATAGTAATGATGTTTTGCATGATATCTTGAAAGACAATAAATTCCAAACGAACGCGAATCGCTTATGCGAATTGTATTTCGCTCTAGGAACCGGAGCTTTCGTTGAGTATATCGGCAAGGATGAAGTCCAGATTGATTACATCCAGGCTGACTTGATATTTCCTATCACATGGTCAAGCAAAGGTGTAGAGGAATGCGCATTCGGTTCAGTGATTCGATACATGAATCAAGACTGTATCTACATTCAAATGCACATCAAAGAAAAAGGACAGTACATCATTGAAAATCACATTCTAGGATTAGAAGGCCAAGGCTACAAAGAGCTGGAATTGCCATTCGGTGTTGAGCAAATCATCAACACTGGATCTAAAACTCCATTGTTTCAAATTCTTAAGCCGAACATCGTCAACAATGCCGATGAATCATTGTCTTTGCCGATGGGAATCAGTGTGTATGGAAATGCTACAGATGTGTTGATGGAAATTGACACTGCCTTTGATGCGCTAGATACCGAAATCAACACTGGCCGAAGAATCATATTCCTTCAAGCTGCGGGATTCCAGACAGATTCAGAAGGAGTCACACACAACATGATTGGTGACCATGAGACGATATTCAGAAGTGTTGGTGATGCGGACGAAGATGGGAAAGCCATGGTACATGACTTCTCTCCTGCATTAAGAATCAGTGAAATCAACCAGGCAATTCAAATGCAGTTGAATCTATTGAGTGAAAAATGTGGAATGGGAACGAATCAATTCGAATTCACTTTAAAAGGTGTTAAGACTGCCACTGAAGTTATTTCTGAAGACAGTGATATGTATTCAAATTTGAAAAAGCACGAAATTGTCTTAGGTGATGCCTTAGAAAGCATGATTGAAGCTATCTCATTCTTATCTGGCAAGATTGGAAATCCGATGGAAATTGACGAGATCACAATTGATTTTGACGACTCAATCATCGAAGACAAAGACACTGAACGAAAACAAGATCAGGCAGACTTGGCCAACGGAACGCTTAGACCAGAAGAATATCGAGCTAAGTGGCGAAATGAAACAATTGAAGAAGCTACAAAGAATCTTCCACAGAGTGCGGATGTGATGGAGTAAGATGCTAACAGAAAGAGAAATCGAGGCCTTTGGGTTTGGACACGAAGCTATATTCAAAGACCTTGAGAAAGCCATCATGTCTGATATCGTCAGAAGAATCAGACAGACCGATGTGATCACACGTTCTGCAGATTTTCAATTGAATCATTTAAAGATGCTTGGAATGTCCGACCACGAAATCAAGAAGATGGCAGAGCAATACATCCAGGCTTCAGATGATTACCTGGATAGAGTATTCGCAAATGCCATTGAGACAGACTACATCGACAATAAAGAACTGTACAAAGCTCAAGGCAAGGAATTTATTCCTTTTGAAGACAACGAGATGATTCAACAATGGATTCAAGCTATCAAGCTACAGACCAAAGATGAAATGAGAAGGTTGACGGAATCCATGGGATTCGTTGTACAGACTGGAAGTCGTAAAGTGGTTCAACCGGTCGGAGTTTTCTATCAAAACGTTTTAGATCAATCTGTTGTTGACATAATGATGGGCACATTTGACTACAATCGAGTGTTAAATGATGCGGTCCGAAAGATGACGCATTCCGGCCTTCGTTGGATTGATTATCAGTCCGGATGGCACAACAGAGTGACTGTAGCAGCAAGGCGAGCGGTCATGACTGGAATATCGCAGATAACGATGCAGATTTCAGAAATGAATGCCAACGAATTAGGAACAGATTACTTTGAAGTAACTGCACACGCAAATGCTCGTCCAAGCCACGCAGAATGGCAAGGAAAAGTGTATTCCAGAAGAGAATTAGAAACTGTGTGCCACCTTGGTGAAGTGACTGGACTTCTAGGTGCTAACTGCTACCACATGTATTATCCATTCATTCCTGGTGTATCAAAGCGAGCATACACTGACGATCAACTAGATGAATGGAAGTCAGACAAGCCAATCGAATACAACGGCAAGGAATACAACGGATATGAAGCTACACAACGCATGAGGCAAATGGAAACAAACATGCGTGCGCAACGTGAAAAAATCTATTTGTTGAAGCAGGGTGAAGATGAAATCGGTGTGAATAACGCAAAGGTTAAATATCAAATTCAGATGGACCAGTACAGAGATTTCGCGAAAGTGATGGGCCTCAAGCAGCAGAAGGAACGCATATACGGTGATGGATTAGGCAAACTAGGAACATCTAGCAAATTGAATCTTATACTTAATGATATTCAATTACCTAAAAGTGTAGGAGCTAGATGGTCAAATTATGATATAATTTACATGGAAACCGGAGAACATTTTAAGTTCGCAGAAGGAACAAGACTCCAAAATGTTCAAATATTCGCAGGAAAGGGTGTTAAAAATCCTTTTAGAAAAGCTGAAAAATACGCAAGATTATATGGTGGAGATCCTAAAGATTGGCAGCACGTGAAAGCTATAGCGTATGTGGAAACAAGTGATGGAATTCGAAAAGCGGACGTACATTGGTTTCAATGTCAAAATGTTGGGAAAGTTCGATTTAAGGTCAAGAGGTGGTTAGATGAAAGTTAGATATATTGCACATCTAGATGATATAGATTTAACAGAAGGAGCGGTTTATAAAGTTTTATCAGTTGAGAAAAATTGGTACCGTATAGTTGATGATTCCGATGACGATTATTTGTATCCACCTGATTTATTCGAAATCGTAGAGAAATAACGATGTCTGAGAACTTTAAAATCATCTATAAGATATTAAAGATTCTAGAATCATCTATGGATCATGAAGTTTTTGATGTTCAAAGAATATCCGCATCTGCACTAGGAATCACAGAAGTTCGACTTAAGAAAGTCTTGAAGATGCTTCTTGAGAATGGATATGTATCTGGATTTGAAATCAAGAAGTATATCGGAGATCCATATGAAAATGTTATCGGACTAGAGGACATCCAAATCACCTTGAAAGGTCTAGAATACCTGGAAGAAAATAGTCTCATGAAAAAGGCTGCAGAACTTGCGAAAGGAATCGCAAATATCATTTAAAAACTAAATTTATTAATTAGCGTCTATTTAAGCAATAGGCGCTTTTTATATGCCATGGGCAAGGCGATAAAAGGCACCAATCCAAAGTGAGAAGAGACTCACGTTAATAAACTGTAGGAGGAAAAGAAAGATGAAACGAGAAGAATTAAGAGCAATTGAAGGACTAACAGAAGAACAAATTAATCAGATCATGAATGTGCACCAAAATGATGTGACTAATTGGAACAACAGACTTCAAGCGCAGGAGACACAGATTGCGAATTTGAACACAAAGGTTAAAGAATTCGATGGTGTCGATGTAGCCAAGCTGCAAAAAGATCTAACTGACATGCAGAACAAGTACAACTCAGACATGGCCGCCAAAGATAAAGACTTTGCAAAGCAGATGTACTTCAATGGAATCCAGTTCACGTCAAAGCTAGCTAAAAGTGCTGCAATGGCAGAATTCGACAAAAAGAACCTTGAGTTCAAAGAAGGTCAATTTGTAGGAGCCGACGAGTTCATCGAAGAGTTGAAGAAGGACAATCCAACTGCCTTTGTCACAGAAAAAAGTGGGGAAGGAGCTCAAGCCCAAACTCAACAACAAACACAGCAGACAGTGAATCCATTCAGTTCTGGAATGGCACAAGGTTCTGCGACTGGTTCAAATGAATTAGATCCAGTCACTGCTAGATTCAAGGAATTGAATCCAGACATTCAAATTTAATGCTATAGGAGGATAAGAGAATGCCACAATTAAATGGAACACATGAAAAACAAGATCGCTATTCTAGCTTAGTATTGGCGAAATTACGCAGCACCTCAGTCATGATGGGTTTATTCAACAGAAAATACGAAGGGTCACCAGTAGCGGGTGCGGTTAAAATTCCAGTACGTGATGACGAAGTTAAAGTCAACAAAGACTATGACATCAAGTCAGGTGGAGAATTGACAACTTCAAAAACAACTTATAAAACATTACCAATCGACAAGAGCTTATATGTCAATGAATTAATCGATGGATATGAAGCAGACGCAGTACCAGATAACTTGACTGCAGACCGCTTAGATTCTGCAGGATATGCAATGGAATTAGAAGTTGACAGTGAATTAATCAACGTTTGTGCTACTTCAGGAACTGCATCAACTAACACTACTGCATTGACTGCAAAGACTGTCTATGGAAACATTGTTGATGAAGTACAAGCATTGAAAAAGAAAGGTGTACACTTAAATGAGATGTGGTTAGTTGTAACTAACGAAACATTCGGATTATTATGCAAGGCGCCTGAGTTCATCAATGCATCTGATTCTGGTGTTAAGAACGCAGCAGAAGGCTTCCGAGGAACTGTATTCGGATTGAACGTATACGAAACTAATAACATCCCTGATGATTCAAATATCGAATATATCTTAGGAAACAACGTTTTCTGTCACTTCGTAAACGAATGGATGAAGAAAGTCGCAGTCAATGCAATTGCAGATGGAAAACACATTGGTGCTTCTGCATTACAAGGTAGACAAGTTTATGGAGACATGATCTCACGTCCAGAAACGGTCACAATCAAAAAGAAAGCAGCTGCCTAGATTTAGATGGGATGGTCCATAAATGTTAGTAAATTACACAATATATCAGGAACAGTACCTTGGAAAATCAATTCCAGAAGAAGAATTCAATGCCTATTCTAGATTGTCAGAATCATATGTTAATCAATACACATTCACTAGAATCCAGAACGCTTTAAGTGATCAGGAAAAAGAGAATGTGTATTTTTGTATCTGCGAGATTGCAGAAAAGCTATATGAAAACGATCATCTGCCTTCTTCAAAAGGAATCACATCCGAAAGCGTCGATGGCCATTCCGTATCATTCGAACGCAGAAAAACAACCACTCAATTGAAACCTTTAATCAAGGATATAATCAATCGATGGTTGTGCAATACGAATCTTTTATACAGAGGGTGCTTATGATTGATTGCAACAACACTGTCACACATGCACACTGGGTCGTAGACGAGGAAAAGCGAGACAAGGTACTTGTCAGTGAACTGATAAAGAATTGCTCGTGGAATCACGTCTATGGTACCAGGGACGGAGAAAAGGAAGATACAGAAGATGATTCCTTTACAGTCCGTATAGAAGTGAACGTAGCAAACGACATTCCTGATATTAAAAAACACGATATTCTAATTCTTGGAGAAGCCGACATCCAAGGCATGACGTCGGCTCAACTCCAACGAAAATATCCAGAATCTTTCGAAGTTCAAACTGTAAAATACAACCTTAATTCTGTAGGTGGCTACAGTAATCACATAAGGGTTCAAGGAGTATGACAGAGCCTATCAAGGTGCCAAGCGATATCGACATCAAGATTGCTTCTAAAATGGGCAGAGTCCAGGCAAAGCTTAAGTTTGATCCATTACTTGGACCTGGTGTCAATAACGCTTATAAGCGAGCTCAAAAGTTTGTTGATTCAGAAGTTATTAGACTATCATCACCATACACTCCGATGCGCAGCGGAAAGTTGATACAGTCTTCAACATCTTCAACAAGAATCGGCTCAGGAGAAGTCAAGTATAATGTTCCGTATGCTAGATATCAGTATTACGGAATGTTAATGGTTGGCCGAGCACCAAAGAAGCTCACAAGCACTCCATTGAAGTATCAAGGAGCACCACAGAGAGGTGCTAAATGGTTTGAACGAATGAAAGCAAAGAACAAAACAGACATATTGAAAGGAGCTGGCAAAATTGTCGCAACGAAAAAATAATCTGGAACAGATTCGAAACTATTTTCTGAACTGTCCGGTATTTGATAAGCATTCAATCCTTCATATTGATTACTTGAATGAGCGAATCGATGAAACAATTGAATACAGTATCATGTCAGAGATAAATTCAAACATGATCGTAAAAAGATATACTGATGGCAGTACTTTGAGACAGTTCCTTTTTTCAATCATGTCAAAAGAAGACTTTTCACCAGAAGTCCAGTCACAAATTGCAGCATCTTCTTTATATGAAGACCTGCAAGACTGGATTGAAAAGCAAAATCAACTAGGCATATTGCCGGACATCGAAGGTATCCAGACTATCGAAGTGGTAGCTCCTGCATATCTATTCGATGCCGAGGCCAACTCTGCAACGTATCAGATACAATGCAGAATTCTATATTTAAAGGAGGACTAAAATATGGCAGTAAACGAAAAGTTAGTAACTCGTGATAAAAAGGTTGCATTCATGGCTGTTGGAGGCAAGGATGAGACAACTTTCACACGAATGACTAAGTTCACATCGATGAGCAAATCATCAAATCCAGTTGAATATTCACGTACATATGTAGATGAAGCAGCTGAGCGCAGTGACGTGACTGGATATGCACCATCTATCGCGTATGGATTCGACCAATACGAAAACAACGAAGTACACAATGATATTATCTCAATCACTGAGGGAGAAAAAGTTGGAGACGATGCAATCCGTACAATCTTGATTGTAGATTTCACTGCACCAGTAATTGCATCCGATGCAACTAAATACAAGGCAGTCAAACGTAACTATTCAGTTATTCCTGATTCAGATGGTGGCGATGAAAATGCATATACTTATTCTGGAAACTTCAAAGCTTCTGGAGCAAAAGAAGAAGTCACTGTCACATCAACTGATGAATGGAAGACTTGCACAATTTCAAAATAGGACCTTTTCATAGGTCCTTTTTTATTTAATTAAAAAAAGAAAAAGGAGATAAGAGCCATGAGCCAAATTAATTTAGACTACAACGTTCCAATTTGGAAAATCAATGGATTGGAATTTGAATTCGATACAGAAGATCCATCAACATGGGTACGCTATGAGAATGCCTATAAAGCGTTCCAGGACAAAGTTAAACATAGACCAAAGGATGGCGGTCGTTCAGGATTGCTTAAATTCGAAATGAAGATCATTAAGGAATTATTCAATGATGTGTTCGGCCACAATGCAGGAACACAAATCTTCAAAGGCCAACCAAACAACAGACGCTACTATTATGCAGTTCACAACGACTTTGTTAAGTTTGTAGACAAATGCAGAGAAGAGAGCGATGACGCAGTTATCAAATTAGCCGATGCAGGTGGTGATTACAGTGAACCTTCTGTTGGAAAGCTTGCCTAAAAGTCTACGCATAGGAAGAAAAGAACATCCGATCAAGACGGATTTCAGAACCTGGATGCAGTTGAACGAGACAGTCATTCGTGACGATGCAACAGAAGATGAAATCATGAAAGTGATTTTGGATGTGTTCGAAAACAAACGAAACAAAACTAGATTATTCATTCGAAACGGAGAAGAAATTGTGGATCAAGTATCTTGGTTCTTGAGATGTGGAAAAGAAGAATCTAGTGAAGGCAATTCGAAAGGCACAGTCAACTTTTCATTTACCTATGATAGTGATTATATACTGTCCGCCTTCCAACAGTTCTATGGCATCGATTTATTGAAGTCTGATATGCACTGGTGGGAGTTTGTAGCTTTGATGAATTCAATCAGTGGTGAGTGTGAATTAAAGGAGCGTGTGCGCTTACGAAGTATTGATGCAGGTAAAATCAAGGACTCTAAAGAAAGAGCACGTATACGATCAATACAACGTTCTATCGCATTGCCACATAATCAGAGAGTTATGTCTGATGAGGATATAGGTGAAGTGTTATGGTAATTAAGATACCAGTTTTCGAAAAGAAGTGGTTCAGATGCCCGCATTGTGGCAAGAAGCTACTTCTATTCGATAACAACGCAAAATGCAGAGGTGTCTACGTCTTCTGTAAGCAATGCAAAAAGGATGTAGAAATTAAAATCTAAATAACATACTTAGATGAGCCTTTGAGCCGTATGTTCACGATTTTCGAGTCAGAAAGGATGTGAATGTATATATGGCAGATGGCTCACTATTATTTGATACAAAAATCGACTCCAGTGGGTTCAGTGGCGGTTTAAGTAAGATAGCTGGTACTGCAAAAAAAGGAGTCAAAGCAGTAGGTGCTGCGTTAATTGGTGCGAGTGCTTATGCATTAAAAGTAGGTTCAGACTTTGAGTCTGGAATGTCCAAAGTAGCTGCTATCTCAGGTGCTACCGGCAAAGAATTGCAAGCCTTAACTAACAAGGCTAAAGAAATGGGTGCCAAGACGAAGTTCTCGGCTGCAGAATCTGCAGAAGCCTTCCAGTACATGGCTATGGCCGGATGGAAGACTGGAGATATGTTGAATGGTATTGAAGGTATCATGAACCTTGCGGCCGCATCAGGAGAGAATCTTGGCCAGGTTTCCGATATCGTTACGGATGCATTGACTGCATTCGGTTTGAAAGCGAGTGATTCGGCACACTTTGCCGATGTACTAGCTCAGGCATCTAGTAATGCCAACACAAACGTTGGAATGATGGGTGAAACATTCAAATATGTAGCACCAGTCGCAGGCGCTCTAGGATTCAGTGCAGAGGATTGTGCATTGGCAATTGGATTGATGGCCAACAATGGTATCAAAGCAGGTCAAGCAGGTACTGCGCTTCGCTCTATTCTGAACAGAATGGCATCGCCTACAAACGAAGTTCAACAAGCTATGGACGCTCTAGGAATCTCAATCACAAACAGTGACGGTTCCATGAAGTCACTACGAGACATCATGAAGGATTTGAGATCTTCATTCTCGAATCTGACTGAGGCTCAGAAAGCACAGATGGCTTCGGCACTTGGTGGTCAGGAAGCTATGTCAGGATTATTGGCCATTGTTGGAGCTTCGGATGAAGACTTTGATAAATTGACCGATGCGATTGATCATTCAGATGGTGCTGCTAAGCGAATGGCAGATACGATGAATGACAACCTTAAAGGAAAGGTCACAATCTTACAAAGCGCACTGGAAGCTCTTGGAATATCTGCGTATGAGAAGTTTGAGACTCCTATGAAGGACGCGGTCGATTCTGTCACAAAGAATGTTGATAACCTGAACAAATCAATGAGCAGTGGAAAGCTTTCAAAGAGCTTTGACAAAGTTGCTGATAGTATGGCCAAAGTGGCATCCACTGCAGTCAACTTGTCAATCAAGGCAATTCCAAAGGTGATTGATGCGTTTGCCTTCATTGTAGACAATGCGAAGAAAGTAGCGTCCGGAGTACTTGGTGCATATACTGCATTCAAGATATTCACAAACTACCAGAAGATTTGTGCCGCTGTCACAAAAGCAAGTGCAGCCGCTTCTTTAATCTATGAGGTGGCAGTCAAGGCAGTAACCGGACAGATTACGTTAGCAACTGCAGCACAAGAGGCTCTGACCCTTGCGATGATGGCCACTCCTGCAGGATTACTTGCAGCGGCAGTAGCCGGAATCGGTGTGGCCTTGGTAGCATATACTGCTGCAACGATTGCAAGCTATCAAGAGACGGATAAGAATGTTATTGCTACAGAAAAGCTTGTAAGCAGTCATGACAAGTTGACGAAAAAACTTGAAGAAAACAAGAAAGCACGTCAAGAAAGTACGCAGTCAGTTGAAGAAGAAGCCACAAAGTCAGAGGTTCTAACAAATCGCCTGGAAGAATTGGCCAAAAAAACAAACAAAACAAAAGCAGAAAAAGAAGAGCTTAAAAACATTGTTGATCAATTGAATAAGTCAATGCCTGATTTGAATCTTCAATACGATGAAGAGACGGACAAGCTGAACAAAGACACGGATGCGGTCAGACGAAACATCGACGCTCAAAAAGATTTGATGTTAGTCAAGGCATACCAGGAACAACAGCAGGCGATTGTCAATGATATTGCTAAGGCACAGACTCAATTGAATAAAGCTACAGAGCAATCTACAAAGAACGAAAAAGCCCTAGAAAAAGCTAAGAGAAAAACGAATGAAGCCTATGATGAAATGGTTAAGGCCGGAAAGTCGGTCCAGGACACAACGTCCAAAGAAACTCAGGCATACATCAATGCAACTCTAGCACAAGCCAAAGTTCAAGAAGCTCATAAGAAGTCTAAAGATACTGCCAAGGAATTGCAGAAACAAATCAACGCGTTAAACAAGGAATATGAAGACACCGGAAAGAGTGTTGAAAAAGCCTTGAATGATGTGGATGTAGACAATGCACTGGCAGATATCACACAGAAGTGCGCAGAAGCTGGAATCAAGATTCCACAGTCAGTAGTTGACGGAATCAAAGCAGGCAAGTATGCGATACCTCAGTCTGTTGAAGAGATGAAAGCACTGATCAACATGGATAGCTTTGAGGAAGTCAGTGCCAAGGCAAAAGAAAAAGGTGTGCAGATTCCACAGTCTATGGCCGAAGGTTTAATGAATGGAACTGTCACAGTTGAAGAAGCTAACCAGTATATCAAGGATGTTATCAAATTCGATGATGTAGTTCAGAAGGCAAAGGATGCTGGTGTAGATATTCCGGCCGGACTTGCGGAAAATGTAGCAAATGGACAGACTGCTCCTGCAGATGCAGTTCAGCAGATGAAGAACTTGATCCAGTTCCAGGATTTATTGAATAACTCATCTCTTGCAGGTGCTGCAGTCCCACAAAGCATCAAGGATGCAGTTATGGCAGGAAGAATGTCACCTGCTCAAGCAGTTCAGCAAATGAAAAATAATGCGGTAAACGCTGCACAAATGGAATCTGAGATGAAATCTAAAGGTGCCAAAGGTGCCAAAGGATATACATCTGGTGTAGGTTCTGGAAAAAGAGATGCAAAAACAAGTGGACAATCTCTGAAAGACAACGCTAAGAGCGGTGCTAGTGGTGGCTATAGTGGAATGCACACAGAAGGTGCGAATGCCGGTAATGGTTTTGCAGCTGGTATCAGATCTGTAGTATCAAGAGTTGCAAGCGCAGCTGCTAACTTAGTACGAAGTGCAATCAACGCAGCCAAGAAAGAACAGAATTCGCACTCACCTTCTCGTGTATGGCGCGATGAAGTCGGTGAGATGAGCAGCGAAGGTTATATCGAAGGAATTAAACGAAAGACCAAAGATGCTCAAAAGGCTGCTAGAAAGTTCATTAAGAGTGCTATTAATTCCGCTAAAAGTGCGAATGAAAAGATAGAGTTTGACTGGGGTATGAGTGAATCAAGCAAACTGGGAGCAATCCAAAGTTTGAGAAACTCTGCCTACACAGTGGCTTCTGACTTCCAAAAGGCAGCACAATCATATCCAGGTGGATATGGTGACAAGAAGCCGGTTGTGAACAATACGGTCAACTACAATATGAATCAAACAAATGTCGGCAATGGCCCAATCAAGCCAAGTGAGAATGCTAGAGAGCTTGAGGCCATGGCTAGACGAATGGAATGGAGGAACAAAAAATGATAATCTACAGTATTCAAAATGCTAAAGGAAACAAAATATCTTTCGGTGATGGATCTCCATTCCGAATCACTTCGATAGATGGAGTCTCTTCAAACTCCATCTCTATCACTGAAAGTAACAGTACAACCTTTACCGGTACAAAAGTATCTGGCATCAAGGTGAATTCAAAAGACATCGCTGTTGAAGGAGATATGAAAGAGTCTCAAGCCAACAGAGATTTCTTCATTGAGACGATACCACCAGGAGAAATGTGCAGACTTTTCAGAGAGGACACAGATAAGAAGCAAACATTGTATCTAGACGGATATGCCACAACGACACCTATCATCCAGGAAGGCGCCAAGGTATATCAAAGCTGGCAATTTGTATTCCATGTGCCATTCCCTTATTGGAAAAACAGCGAGAAGTCAAGCATCGACTTTACAACGTTGGTCAAATGCCACAGATTTCCTAGATCGTACTCAAAAACAAAAAAATGGAAGTTAGGCTATCACGAATATAAGCCACTTCTAACAATTATGAATAAAGGTGATAAACCTACTGGCTTTATTTTGAAATTTGAAGCCGAAGCAGATACGAAGAATCCAAGCCTGGTAAATGTCAAAACAGAAGAACATATATCTTTCACTGCCGAAGGTGGTCTAGAAATGCAAGCAGGAGACATTCTGGAAGTAAGTACGTATGAAAACTCTTGTTATTGTCACCTAATCAGAGGCGAGAATGTAGAAAATGTATTCTACAAATTGAGCTATGATAGTACGTTCTTCCAGTTGGATCTAGGTGAGAACATTCTGAGATACAGAGCAACACTGAACGAAAAAAGTTTGTTCGTAAATGTTACGTTTGAAGAAATCACAGTAGGTGTATAGATATGCAATATTACATTTATGACACTAAAGGAATCAAACAAGGATTACTTCAAGAAGTTACATCTATTCAGTGGAACCCTAGATATTATGACAGTGGCCAGTTCGAGATTCATGCAAGGCCTACGGAATTCAATAAGCAATATTTACGCAAGAAGAATCGTATCGTTTGCAGAGATAGAAATGAGATAGGCTTTATCAAGTATGTTCACTGTGTTGAAGATGATGATGACATGGAAATCAGAGGGTTCATGGATAATCTTGATGACCGAATCAATATATCAACTGTCACAGTGACAAACGTTGAAAAAAGTCTATTGAATGCGGTGACTGCAAATAAGCGTGGCCTGGACATCATTGTAGGAAGTCCGACTGGATTGACTGCGACAATCGTCGATGGCTCTGACAGTACGTGGAAAACGCTCAGAGAGATGGTACAGATGTACTGTAAAGTCGTTGGCTATGGCTATCGTGAAATCGTCAAGAATGGCAAACTGAACTGTCTAGAAATCTACAGTGGCCAAAAGAAAAAGAATGTCAGATTTTCTGACAGACTTGGAAATGTATTGTCGCAAAAATACACTGAGGATATGACAGAATACAAAAACTTTGCATATGTTCTAGGTGAAGAAAAAGAAGACGGATCTAGAATGATGGTGACTGTTGATATGCGTGCAGAGAATGAGCCTATGTATGAATTGTATGTGGATGCCAGAGATATCCAAACGACGTATACAGATTCAAATGGTAATTCAAAAGAGCGAACTGAGGAAGAAATCAAACAACTTCTAACACAACGTGGAGAAGATAAATTGAATGAAACAAGGCAGAATGCATCAACTTTTGAATTCGACTTAAAAGAAAATGACACGCTCATGGTTCTTGGTGTTGATTACGATATAGGCGATATCGTGTCTGCAGTTAGTAACTTATACAGCATATTTATTGAAGTAAGAATAGTGGGTTTAAACTTTGTTGAAGAGGGAGATCAAGAAACGGAGGTCTCTCTAGTTTTAGAAATAACTAATCAGGAGGTGATTAGATGACACAAAAATGTTATCCATTGAATGATGTGGATTACGATTCAGAAGATGTGCAACTTTATCATGCAGGAAGAACAACCGGCATATTCAACGTCACTGGTGATGATTTAAAAGTATCGTATGTCAGTGGGATGAATGTGTCCGTAACTCCAGGAACTGCATATCTTTTAACCGATGTGAATGGATTTGGTGGATTTACATACGCAAATACCGCAAGTGTAACTTTGACAGTCGATACTGCATCATCGAACACTCGTTATGATTACATCGCAGTGCGTTACACAAAGGCTACGAATTCATGTCAATTGGCATACATTCGTGGTGATATGTCGATGCCAAAAGCGTGTGTTCGTACTTCCAGCATTTATGAAATCATTGTGGCAATTATCCAGGTTCCTGGTAACGCTGCGAGCTTGTCAAAAACGTGCATTATCGACACACGTTTAAATGAAACGTTCTGTGGTATTGTAACGGACGGAACGAACAAGCTTCCAACGCAGCCGATGTATGATCAATACAATGCATTGCTTGCGGAGCTTGAAAAGGCACTAGATGGAAACACTGCAGGAAACTTATTGAATCAAATCAAAGCGAATAAAGGTTTGATTGATGGTGTGACCCAACGAGTGACCACAAATGAAGGAAACATCACTACGCATGGAAAGTCAATCAATGACAATACGAAAGATATCACAGATGTGAGTAAGCGCGTGAAGAGTATTGAAGATAAGGTTCCGAACTTGGAAAAGGCGGATAGTAGTCTTTCAAGTCGGATTGCAGAGTGTGAAAAGTTTAAGTGGAAAGTTGGCACATCGGCACCAACCACAAGCACATGTCCTAGTGGCTACTTTTACTTCCAGTTAGAAGGATAGGTAGTGAGCTATGGGAAGAAAAGATTGTGGATCCAATACAAATGGAATCCACATGATGGTGGATTATTGGACAGAATTGGTTGGAAGCTGGCCAAACATCAAGATGCGATGGCATTATTCCATGTTTATAAAAGAAGATTATGGTCAAAACAGCCTTCAATGGAGTGGGGCTGTTTTTATGTTCCATACAAATCGGCATACATTTAACGTGAATATATCAGGAGTAGTGCAGACCGGAGTTCTTGCAGCCGGTGTTCTAGATCTTCCGTTTGGCAACGGGCCAAGCGTTTATCACACACCAGGATGCAGTACATCGTTTGGTAACTTCTCGGCAAGTGGAGTTATTGGAGAGTCACAAAGTGTAAGTGGACCAAGTGTTTATGAATGTGGCAACCCTAGGAACATCAATCCGTTTGATACGGTAATCGATTACAAACTATCAAACGTGCGAAACTACTGGAGAGTGTATCTGTGGTGTGCGATTACTGGAAAGACATGGAATGTCAGTCCGGACAATGGTGATGGATCTATCAAGGTAACTGGATTGAATCCAGAATCATCTTATAAGATAACGACTAAAGTTGTGGATCGTAATGGAACTGTCCAATATACGGGTGGTGTATACGCATCATTTACGACTCCGGCAGACCAGTTGAAGATTGCGTTCAATCAGGGCGGTAGAGTCAAGGTTGCTCGTGTTTATTACAATCACAATGGAACAATCAAAAAGGTTAAAAAAGTCTATAGGAACATCAATGGCAGTGTGAAAAAAGGTGTGAACTATGGATAGAATGGAGGTTTATACATATGGGAATAACAGTGTATAGCGAATCTGAATCATTTAGCAATGTCTGTGTTATTGATAGCGTAACTAGACGAATCGCAATTCCAGAAGGATGTGATTTGCTAGGTGTGCAATACGATAAGAATGCATGTCTAGTACATTTCCAAATGGATCCATGGCCAACAGAAGTATTTGATATGGCGAGTGCTCAAGTTCGAATCATCTACAAGAATGGGGCTGGAGAGTTTGGATCCTACTTGGTAACGAATAAATTTATCGCAAACGGAGTCTGCAGCTTTGCCTGGGAAGTTGACGCGAATGCCTTAAAAGAAAAAGGAAACGTTGAATTCTGGGTGTGTGCAGAAATGTTAGATGGTAGCACAGTAAAACGCGAATGGCATACATTGAAAGCTATCGGCAATGTGGCCGAAGGCTTATTGCACGTGACTGGATCAGTGGCCACAGAGTCAAAAGACGAAGTCATGCAGCTGTTAGCGTATGCCAAACAAGTGTCGGATGATGCGGTTAAACAAATCAATTCGACTAAAACTAGTACGTTGTCTGAAATCAAAAAGAATTCAGACAATACTTTGGATTCAATCGCATCTAAACATACAAATGCGATTGATGATATTGAAAACACAAAATCGGCTGCAGTGGTTACAATCAATAATTTGATTGACACTTTAGGCCTTAGCGTTAAAGGAGGAAAAGTATGTCAGAGAATTCGAGTGAAGTAGCTTTAGCAGCATCTACTGAAACATATGTAGAGAAGTTTCTGGCCACAGATGAACAATTGACAAGAGTTGCGAATGCACTTGAGAAGATGGTATCTGGATATGAGAAATACAGTGCCGACTATTTTAATGCAATGTTTATTCCGCAGCGAACAAGAAAAATCTATGGAACAAAAGTATGGAAGTTCGCATCGAATCCAACGAGTGCATGTGAAAAGACACGAGACAATGTTGGATTAGTCTGCCAGCCTAGTACAGATACTGTAGAGGGTACAGATGATTACAAGAACATTCCTTTGTTCAAGTGGTATGAGTGTAACTATAAGCGATACGATGATGGTTTTGCGTATCCAGTCGCAATGCTAGGAGATGGAGCGTACCAGGAAACTGGAGCAGTTGACTGCGGTGCTCTGCAGATGACTTTTTACTACAAACAAATCGAAACAGAGAATTATACAGAATGGTTGATCTCTGACTCGCCTAATCACGCTTTAGGATTAAAGCCTTGGTTTGCTGCAGTGCGTGCAGATGGTACAGTAATGCCTTATTTTATTTATTCCAGATATCACAGCGTAACTGCAAGTGATGGAAAATTGAGATCTCAACCTGGAAAAGTAGCTATCAACCAAAGTCACGATAACATTATTGTGAATTACCAGAAAAAAGGTCCAGGCTTCTGGGGTGCCGGAATCGATAGACAATCATTCGGAATCATTATGTTGATGATTAAGTATGCGACTAAAAACTCGCAGAATATCTTCTCAGGAAATACAAACTATTCAAATCAAACGAAATCCAGTGTGGAACGTTCGACAAAAGCTACGTATTTCCCAATTCCGAAAAGCGAAAAAACATCATGGCAAATTGGATCTAGCGTAATAGTTGGATATGGACGAGATAAAGGTGATGGCTCTGTCGATTTAGACAGAGGAAATTCAACGATGTATAAATACGCATATGCGGCCAAGATTCTAAGAATCGATGATCTAGATGCAGATAATTGTGCAGTTTATCTAGATTGCGAGCCTTTTGATACAACTCCAGTTACCAGAGGAAGTGCTACACAATACATCTACATGTCTTCATGGCACTGGGATAGTGGATGTACAGATGTAGTCATCGGTCATCACGATGGATCTCCAACATCGAACACAGATGGAAAACATCCATACAGAATTCAAGGACTAGAATTCAGCGTTGGTGGATGGACGATTCCAGGCGATACAGTCATGATTTTCAATGCAGATTATTCAAAAGATGTATATCGCGCGCCTAGAGGCGTAGCACACTCATCTTCGGAAGCGACAATCAAGAATACTTATACAAAGGTTGGAACGATTCCGGCCAAGGCTGATGGCTCGGATTCGTGGATTGGAGATATCTCTATTGTAGATGGAGTATGGTTCCCATCTGCATTTGGATCAGGAGGTGGCCAGGGTGTAGGCGATATGCTCTATGCCGGAGGATCTACAACAAGCGGAATGCGAGAATATCTTACGGGCGGTAACCTCAGGGTTGGCTCGATTGCCGGCCTTTGTTTCTTGTATTGCGGGCTTGGCCTTGGCAATGCCGGGTGGGACTGCTTGTCGCTCGATTGATTGTTCGATCGGGGGTTGCAAGGGGCATCCCCCTTGCATTGTTAGCTAACAATTAAAAATTAAATTTAGAGGATTCATGGTAGGGCGGTAACCTCAGGAATGGCTCGAATGCCGGCCTTTGTTACTTGAATTGCAGGAATGGCCTTGGCAATGCCAGGTGGAACTACTTGTCGCATGATTGTTTATAAATTAAATACATTAACCATGTCTCGCGAGCCCAGGAAACTGGAGCAAGCCATCATATAGATGCTCACATCGACAACGTCATGTTGTGATGTAAAATTTTGTGACGAACGTAGACTAGTAGACTTTTGTCGAAAACCTATACACAAACAATCGAAAAAGGATTTAAAGTTCAATGAAAAGAAAATGTAAAAATGTAGATATTACTGATTTAGATTTAATAAAAGACTGTATACATAGATGTCTTCAAAAGAAAAAGAAGACAAGACCAGATATTGTCAGACTATTCGATACATATGGTGATATAGATAACATTGCACTTGTACTGCAGAAAGAATTGATGTGCAGACAGTTGGATCTAGTGCCTATATGGTATCGAACGATATATGATGTCGGTTCGCAAAAGGCAAGAGTTATCGGCATCCAGGATATAAAACAACAGATGTATGACTATATCGCAGTTGCTGGATTATCAGAATTGATTGCAGGATTAGGAAAGTACCAGTGTGCTTCTTTACCGGATAGAGGACAAATTTATGGAGCTTTGGCCATACATCGATGGTTGTCGGAAAAGCACAATGGAAAATACAGAATCAACTATGTGTGTAAGTTCGATATCCGTAAGTATTACGAATCGATTCCACAAGATAGAATCATTGCTTGGCTAGAAAAAAGAGTTAAGAATGAGCGTCTTATGTGGCTTATTAAAACTCTGATTCGGACATTCAAAAAAGGTCTAAGTATTGGATCATATCTATCACAGTACCTTGGTAATCTGTTTTTGATGGATGTATATCACAAGATCCAGGAAAGATCATACAGAATCAGACATAAAAGAAATGGAACAATTCAAAGAGTTAATCTTATTTATAAAACATTATTCTATATGGATGATTTATTTATCGCAGGATCTAATTCTAAAGATATGATGCGTGCAGTAGAAATACTAGAAGAAGAAATGCGCACTAAAGGATTGGATCTCAAAGATTCCTGGCGATGTTTCAAAATTGGTGATGATGACTTCGTTGATATGATGGGATTTAAAATCTATCGTGATCACATAACGATTCGAAGAAAAACTTTCCGACACATCAGAAGAGCGGTCACCAAGTTCAGAAGAGCACCAAACAGTGTGACAAATGCGAAGACGTTGCTTTCTTATAAAGGATTATTAGAACATTCTGATTCTCAGCAATATCTAAAAAGTAATAATCTATTTGCCTTATTTAAAAAGGCTAGAAAGGTTGTATCAAAGTATGATAAGACAAAAGTTTTACAAGAAAATGCCAAATGTGCAGACGTTTACGTTTGAGGATAAAGTTTATGTTTATGTTTATTTGAATGAGACAGAAGGAGATACAGAGCCTACAGAAATGTGCCCATCCGAGCACTACTACGAATATGATTACAATGAGTTCTGCGAGTTGGCTTCAAACATTGATTTAAATGATTTGAAATCAAATCCGGAAAACTACTTAGATTATGAGCCAGTGCCAACACTTAGTGCTGCAGAAAAAATCCAGGCACAAGTGTTATACACTGCCATGATGACAGATACAATTTTGGAGGGTTAGGAAAATGGAACATTCAGAATTATTTGAAAAAATCAAAACATACTATCGTGCCAAGGTCTGGCCACTTACTGCGGTTAAGAACGCAGTGAAAAAAGGTTTGATTACACCAGAAGAATATAAAGAAATCACTGGCAAAGTGTACAAGTAGGAGGAAAAAACATGGAGTTAAATGAAACAGTAGAGTTGATGAACTCTGCAGATTACAAAGACAGATTTAAAGCCGAGTATTTTCAAGTGAAGGTTCGTCATGACAAATTAAAAGCCATGTGCGAAAAATGGGATGAAGGAAAGTTGAATTTCAAACCAACTTGTCCAAGAGAAATTTATGATCTTCAGTTGGGTTCCATGAAAAGATATATGGACATCTTAGTTATTCATGCAAAAATTGAAAACGTTGAGTTGATCTAGGAGGTAACTGTATATGAATTTTGCATCTGCATTTATTTCGATGACGCGTGGCCATAAAGTCGCGCGTAGTCACTGGAGTGGATATTGGCATATCGTCGATGGAATCATCATGATCCATACGAAAGATGGTATTGATTTAAAATTAACGGATTCAGACGATATTGTATATACAATCAGCAATTGTGCATGTGATGACTGGCACATTGTTGATAACTATGGAGTTAGTAAGGAGAGATAGAGATATGGAACAATTAAAAAATGTTAAATGGTGGAATGCAGCTTGCACACGCTGCCTAAAAACAATGTGTCAGACTGCGATTGCGATGATTGGAACGTCACAAATGATGGAACAAGTGGATATTAAAGTTGTGGTGTCGGCTACTGCCTTGGCCGGAATTTTGTCATTCTTGACATCTTTGGCCGGATTGCCGGAAGTTGATGCAATGAAAGAAAATTAAGTTGGTGGTCTGCAATGAATGAAATTGTAATTGCAGTCCGCCAATTTCTATTGGTATGTGGAGCAGTTATCACGATCGGTGGAGCTTGGAAAGTCTACAAGGATTTTAAAAAGCCAAATGATGATCTCAAAGAAACGGTCCGAAGACACGAAGAATGGTTGAAACGTGATAATGAACGAATCAAATCAATCGAAACATTGTTGATTGCCCAGGAAGGCATCAAAGCAGAATTAAGCAAACATTCGCAGATGTTATCTGAGCATGATCAAAGGCTTGAGGCGGACAAAGAGCGTGGTAATCTTACGCTAAAAGCAGAACTGGCTATCATCAATAATCAGTTAGCTGATAGTGGCCAGGACAAGTTGGCCGAGATTCGTGATGAGATCCAAGAATTTTTGTTAGATAAAAATTAGGAGGTGCGAGCATGGGTACTTCGCAAGAATTCCAAAATTATGCAAATGGTAAGGTCTTTAATAATAGGGGCCAGATTATGAATATCAACTACGTCCAGGTTGACGATCCTTATGGCGGCCAGTGTGTGTCGCTGATCCAGGGGTTGATGGCATGGGCTAGCAAGCCATGTGTCGCACGTGGCCATGCCAAAGCCTGGTGGTTCAATCGTGCTAGTAATGGTGTTTTGAATTACTTTGATGTTGTCAGTGGACCGCCTCAGAATGGCGATGTAGGAGTGTCTGTAGGTGGCGATTCTAGGTATGGCCACATCTTTATATACTGGGAGGGCAGAGCGCTCTCTCAGAATGTTCTAGGTAAACCACAAGCGTTGTTGTGGCCACTTAACTATCAAGGAGCAGTATGGGGTTACTTGAGGCCTAAGTTCTACACGAACGTTTCTGCATATATAGCTACACAGCTGATTAAAGAGAATGGACTGGCCACTTTCAACAACGATACCGATATCGTTATCCATAGAGATTCACCGACTGGACCATCATATGGTTCTTTCACCAAAGGAGAAAAGCAAGTATACACTGAAAAATGGATTGGCCTTGGTCATAGATGGATCTCATGGCTACATACAAATGGTGTACGTTGTTTTGCAGCAGTCAGTGGCAGTGAGTCTTATGGTGTTGATCAATGGGCTGCAATCAGTGCACCAGAGACAAAAGATATCGAGTTGACGCAAGAGGACGGAGTGGCCACATTCATTGTTGATGGTGTGCATAAACACTATGACAATCCTAGTGGCGAAATCTTTGGCCAATGTAATTCAGGAGATGAGATTCGCTACTACTGGAAGTGTGTCACAAATGGCCATAGATACGTTGTCGGAAAAGAAGGAGATAGAAAATTCTTTGTGGCGGTATCTGCGACAGAGGACAGATCTCAGATGTGGGCAAAGTTTACTGCACCAGAAGAAGAAAAGAAGGAAGAGTCGAAGCCTTCTACCACTGAGCCTTCTAAGCCAACCACAACAGATTTGAAAAAGAATGTCAAAGGATATGGAATCGATATCTCAGAACATAACAGTTCAGACATTGACTTGTCACAATATGACTTTGTGATCATACGTGCATCGTATGGAGAATATACAGATAAGAAATTTGAATTCTTTGCAGATAAATGCGAAGAATTGAAGATACCTTATGGCGTGTATTGCTACGACTATGCGTTGAATGACGATCAAGCTAGAGCAGAAGCAGAATATATCTGCAACCTTGTCAAAGGCAGAAATATTCAGATGGGCATCTGGTTCGATATGGAAGATGCCGATGCGTATAAAAAGAAAGCTGGTGTCTTAACGAAGGAAAGATGTTCTTTCTCTTGCAAGGTGTTCTGTGACTACGTGAGTGCTCAAGGCTACTACACTGGTGTATACACTAGTACATCATGGCTAGGTACATTCGTAGAAACAACTTATCCAATTTGGGTCGCAAATTGGGGAACGAATAGCGGAGAGATCCAGTCCGATCAGTCAAGCGTTGGGGTGATGCACCAGTATAGTGCGAATCCAATTGACAAGAATGTTATCTTCAACAATATCGACTTCTACAAGTCTAATCCAAAAAAAGATGAACCTAAAAAGGATGAAAATGGTTCAAATTCCGAAAAAGATGAACCAAAAAACGACAAAAACGATGAAAACAGTTCAGATTCTGTCAAAAAAGACGAAATTAATGTATCTGGAATCAACAAATTGATTGAATTACTATTGAAGATTGTCGAAAAGATTTTGAAGCTGTTTAAGTGAAAAATTTGAGCCTATGCATTCGTGCGTAGGTTCTTTTTTTATGTTAAAAGCCTTGTGATAGCGTCTAGGAAAGGTTCACAAAAAAGCAATAGGACACAAAAAGGCCACAACATTCTACATATGTGCTTTATATAAAGGCTCACACAATTCTCTAAACGTTAGTCAGAACATACTTTTGACTACTCTGCAAAGAGATTCAAAACCACTCAAACCCTTTATATATGGGCTTTGGGTGGTTTTTTATATTTCTGTGAATTGTTGTGAATAGTGCTGAAAAGTCTATTTAAGCACGCATACAGCACGCTTATAAGTAGCAAAATTAACTCCTCAGTTATCGAAAAGCACGCACAAAATATAATTTTACAAGAAAAGCACCAGCAGATTGCTGATGCGTTTAATATTTTTAATCTTACTAATTTTTTGA